GTGGGCTTTGCCTTCCTGCCTGGTGATGGGCTGATCGGTATAGATATCGACGGCGCTATTGATCCGGCCACGGGTGTGGTGACAGATCGCTGTGCCAACATCATCAAAGCCTGCAGCAGCTTCACCGAGTACTCGCCCAGTGGCAAGGGTGTGCACATCATTGTCGAAGGGCACACCACCACCAACAAGAGCAACGATATCGGCTTGGAGGTGTTTTGCGAGCGGCAGTTTTTCACCTTCACTGCCAACCGCTATCCCGACACGCCGGCTGATGTGATGCCCATTGATGCAGGGGTGTTGAGCCGCCTGCACAAGACGATCGACGATGCCAAGGAAGCCACCAAGGCTGCACGCAAAGAGGCTCAAGCCCCTGCGCAACCTGCACCCAAGGCACCTAGCCCTACGCGACCGACTTCTGCCGCGCAGCCAGAGCCTTCGAGCGGTGATGATTTCAAGCGGGTGAATGAGGTCGCACTTGCGGCCCTTCAAGCTTGGGTGCCTTCTCTTTTCCCGGCAGCAACTCCATATCGCAGCGGCTATCGCATTACCAGCAAGCAGCTCAACCGCAGCAATCAGGAAGACCTGAGCATGCAGCCGGATGGCATTGTGGACTGGGGTCTTGAGGGCACTGGCGACCCCAAGGATGGGCGGCGCACCCCGATTGATTTGGTGATGGAGTGGCTACCCACGGCCAAGCCCGTGGAGGCCATGAAGTGGCTTGCCCAGCGGGTCGGCATTGAACTGAGCCCACCACCACAGCGAGCGAAACCAAAAAACGCGAACGGGCAGGCTCCCGCTGGGGGAGGGGATAACGCGCCTCCTCCCGGTGGCGGCGATGTGCCGACCTCGGCCGGTGATGACGATGAGGTGGATGTGTATTCCCACCTGGTCAAAAACCGGGGCAGGCCGTTGGACTGCCGTGAAAACGTCATGTATTGCCTGCAGCTCGATCCAGACCTGAAGGGCTTGGTAAAGCAAAACGACTTCACTCATCTGCTTGAACGCAGCCGCACCACGCCTTGGGGTCATGAGCCCGGCGAGTGGAATGAGGAAGATGACCTGATGCTGGGCGAGTTCATGCTCCGTAAGCATGGCCTCGGCATCAAGGCGACCAGCACTCTGCGCAATGGCGTGCTCATGGCAGCGCGATCGGCCAAATACAACCCGGTGCTGGATCTCATCCACGCTGAGAAGTGGGACGGCATTCCCCGCCTGGAGCATTGGATCAGTGATGTGTACGAGGTCGAGGAGCGCCCCTACACCCGCCTGATCGGCAAGTGCTTCATCATGGGCTTGGTCAAGCGGGCCCTGCAGCCGGGCTGCAAGTTCGATTACATGCTGATCATCAAGGGTGAGCAGGGCTTGAAAAAGTCCACCGCCTTCCGGGCCTTGGCCTATCCCTTCTTCACCGATAACGCGATCCGCATGGGTGACAAGGATTCGCTTATGGCCATGCAGCTGGTGTGGATCGCGGAGTCGGCTGAGTTGGAGTCGCTCAACAAGTCCGAGACCACCCAGATCAAGCAGTTTCTGTCGGCGCAAGAGGATATGTTCCGCCCGCCTTATGGCAGCCAGCTCATTCGGGCCAAGCGCCACTCGGTCAACGTGGGCACTACCAACGCCGATGAGTTTCTGAAAGATGCCACCGGTGACCGGCGCTTCTGGCCACTGGAGGTGCATCAGGTCAATGAAGACACCTTGTCGGGCATGCGGCTGCAGCTGTTCGCTGAAGCCCTGCACTTGCTTGAAAAGGGTGAGCGCTACTGGCCCACCAAGGAAGAGGAGCGCGATCTGGTGTTCCCTGAGCAGGCGCCGTTCAAACGCACGGACACATGGGAAGACATCATCGATGCCTATGTGAATCGGGACACACCTGACCGGCACGATGACCCGAATGCACCGGTGAATGCGAAGCGGGACTTCTTCCCCCGATCGGAGATTTATGAGCGGGCTCTGCTGATCAAGGCAGACCGCATCGATGGCTCCGGCAACATGGATACCCGCATTGGCAACGCCATGAAGCAGCTGGGCTTTGATAAGCACCGTGAGACTTCAGGCAAGCGGCGACGGGGCTTTATGCGCCGTCCCCCACCACCCCCACCGGCAACGCCTCAGGCCGCGCCAGTGAGCCCCGTAGAAGCCCCTGTGGCCTACGAAACCTATCCAGCGAGCGAGGACTATGACCTCCCGCTGTAACCCACCAAACACCCGCAGCAATCGCGTGCGCGGTGGCTCCCTGATGCCAAGCTGGCTGGTCACGCCCCGTCGGTGCGAACGTCTTGACGTTTGCGCTGCCGGTCCTGTCGCCACCGCCGTCCGGGCCCATGGGGGGTGGACGCCGTAAGCGTTTGTTTTTAAACGGGTTTTTGGCATCCGTCCACCCGTCCACCCCTCCGCCCTCCGGTCTCATACGTACACACACGCAGACACGAGCGGGCGCGTGTCTGCGCGCACGCACGGGCACAACATACCTACACACCTATGGTCGGGTTGGACCGGTGGACGGATTGAGTATCCATGCGGGTTTGCGCCGTCCACCCCCCGTCCACCCTAGTCCGGCCCCGGTCGGTTTTCATTCGAGGAAGCAGCAATGAGTCAAACCAAAGTGCCAAGCCTGCGAGACAAGATGCCCCGGACCTCAGAGTGGGTAGACACCCAGCGTGCCGCCCTGGGTAAGGACTGGGTGAACGATTGCATCCGCCGCGCCCAAAAGGGTGAACCCGGCCTGTTCTACGCGCTGGAAGCCGGCCACGTGCTGGGCACGCCATTCCCCGCCACGCACCCGCTGCACGACACCCAGCAATACGCGGTGATGGTCGGCGTCCAGTTCGCCGGCTTCATCGCGCAGCCCACCGTCTAAACGTTTGCACAAGGAATCACATGGCACGCATTGAATGGGTCCGTCACCGATTGGAGGAGTGGGGCCGCTGGTCACAGCAGTCCGAGTCCGGCGCCCTGGGATTTCCCTCCGCTTCACCGTTTGCACGCATGGGCCCATCCACCGGCTTGCGTGAATCCACGGTACCGACCAACAGCCTGAACGCCAGCGAGATGGATGATGCGGTGAAGTCCCTGCAGCTCTGCCAGTCGCACCTCTATATGGTGGTGACGCTTACTTATGCAAAGGGTCTGCCCCGCGACCAGGTAGCGCGGCGCATGTCCAAAGGTGAGTCCACTATCAGTGCCAACCTCGAAGCGGCTGACCGAGCCCTCGCTCGCTGGCTGGAAGACAAGGCAGCGGTCAAGAAAGCTGCAGCTGATAGCAGGCGCACCGGCACGTAGTGATTGCCAAAAAGGAGTTTTACGTCATAGAACAAATCGGTACATTTCAGGCAAGCTGTGCAGTTCGTGTCACTACCCCGAGCAGCACAACCCGATCAACCCCTGCAGGCCACTACTTGCAGGGGTTTTTCTTTGATCAGTTCAGTGCTGGATGATGAGTAGGGAAATCCTCCCCAGTACTTATAGAAGCAGCTGACGCACCTTGATGGCCCTGCCTGTCCTGGTGCGGATGGTTGAAGAGCAAGCGGTGAGCCAGCGCAGTGAGTGAAAGCCTCACACCATTTCGCAGGGCAGTTCAACACTTACTTATGTTGGCCTCGGCCTCCTGACCATTTCGAACTGACCCTGCCCTTATGCCATCAAGCGCACCCAAGCCCTGCAGTCATCCCGGCTGCGGGGTGCTGGTACGTGATGGCACCTCACGCTGTGCCAAACATCCGAAGCCAGCATGGGGAAAGAACCCTAAGGCAACCAAGCGCATCACCGGACGCAAGCTGCAGCGCATGCGTGCTGACCTGTTTGCTCGTGATCCGCTGTGTGCTGAATGCAAGCGCCATGGTCGTGTGACCTTGGCAACCCAGCGCGATCACATCGTCCCGCTGGCTGAGGGCGGCCCAGACGATGAGTCGAACGAGCAGGGCCTTTGTCATGACTGTCACGAAGAGAAAAGCCTTGACGAAGCCCTGCGCGGTCGCCGTCGTGCAGCCGGGTAGGGGGTGGTCAAAAGTCTGGAACCCACAGACCGGAAACCGGCCGCTTAGTCAAATTTTTACATGCGCAGGTTTTGGAGGGGGGGGTACCCCCACGATGCCTATCCCCGAAGGAAAAGACCATGACTGGAACACGCGGACCGCTGCCGAAGCCCACCGCGCTCCGGCTGCTTGAAGGAAATGCGGGCAAGCGGGCACTCGACTTATCTGCTGGAGTAAACCCAAAGATCGAAGTGCCCAGTGCGCCTAAGCACTTGGGGCAGGAAGCTCGCAAGGAGTGGAAACGAATCACACCGATCCTGGTGGAGCTTGGATTGGTCAGTGGCCTTGATCGGGCGGCGCTCGCGCTTTACTGCCAAGCTGTCGGCAGGCTTTCCGAGCTGGAGACAGCTTTCAATGGACAGGTTGACCGTCTGGTGTCCGACGACAAACTGCCCTATGCCGATGCGGTCTACAAGGCCAGCTATTCGGTGACTCCTTCCGGCTACGCACAGCAGAGCGTGATCGTTCAACTGATTGGCAAACACCGCGATCAAGTCAACCGCTACCTGATGCACTTCGGTCTGAGCCCTGCAGCACGCGGCCGCGTCCAGGCAAGTAACTACGTGCAGCCTACGCTGCCCGGTATTGATCCGAAGCCCGCAGCGCAGCCGACTGGCTTCGCGATGTTTACAAACCCGAACCGATGACCCTATACGTCGAACGCGCGCAGCAATACATGCGCGATGTCCTCGACGGCACTATCCCGACTTGCAAGTGGACCCGGCTGGCGGTCGAACGCCAAGCAAAGGATCGGCTGCGTGAGCCCAGTGAGGACTGGCCTTGGGTGTTCGATGCCGACATGGCATCGCGCCCTTGCGCCTTTATTGAGCTGCTGCCCCACATCAAGGGAAAGTGGGCGCGCGAGGGTCGTTTGCTGGAGCTGGAGCCCTGGCAGTGCTTCATCCTAACCACGGTGTTTGGTTGGGTGCATCACATTACGCGCCTGCGCAGGTTCCTCGAAGCTTACGAGGAAGAGGCCCGCAAGAACGGCAAGAGTGCCAAGGGATCTGGTCTGCTGCTCTACATGTTGGCAGCCGATGGTGAGCACGGTGCCGAGTGCTACACAGCTGCTACAACTCGTGATCAGGCTCGGATCGTGTTCGATGATGCCAAGGCGATGGCTGAGCGTTCGCCTGGCTTGCGCACCCACTTAGGTGTGGCCATCATGCAGCACAGCCTCACGGTTGCAGCCACCAGTAGCAAGGCGGCACCGCTGGCGGCTGAGGGCAGTACGCTGGACGGTCTCAATGTCCACTTCGCGCTCCTGGATGAGCTGCACGCGCACAAGACGCGGGCGGTGTACGACGTGATCGATAGTGCCCGTGGTGCCCGTGAGCAATCGTTGCTGTGGACAATTACTACAGCCGGTACCGACCGCAGTGGAATTTGCTACGAGCGCCGCACCCATGTGACAAAGATCTTGGATGGCGTAATCAGTGATGACCGTGTCTTCGGGATCATCTACACGCTGGACGAAGGTGATGACCACTTTGACCCGGCTGTGTGGATCAAGGCCAATCCAAACTTAAACAAGTCAGTGCAGCTCGATGAGCTGAAGGCGCAGGCCAGCAAGGCCCAGGCGATGCCCAGTGCGCTGAGCAACTTCCTGACAAAGCGCTTGAATGTCTGGGTATCTGGTGAGAGCCCATGGATGGACATGCGCGCCTGGGACCGCTGCGGAAGCAAAGAGGTCAGCATCGAAACCATCCCCGACGGCGTCAAGCTTTACATGGGCCTGGATCTAGCGCAGAAAAAAGACTTTGCTGCGTTGACGTTGTCCTGGGAAGAGGACGTGCTGGTGTCAGGCGCAGACGGTGTTTACGCACCTGAGCGCAAACGCATGTGGCGCGTGTGCACACGTCTGTACTTGAATGAGCTGGCGATCCAGGAGAGCGGCAACGCCCACCTGGCCGGCTGGGCCCGGCAGGGCTATGTGGTCGTGACTGATGGCGATCTGACCGACTTCGATGTCGTGGCAGACGACATGCGCAAGTACTGCCGGCGCTTTGATGTGCAGGAGATCGCCTTTGACCCGGCGTTGTCTATGTACTTCGCGGGCAAGTTGATCGAGGAAGGCCTGCCACTGGTTGAGATCTCGCAGCGCTCAGTCTTCTTCACCCCGGTGTTGATCCAGGTGGAGAACATGGTGCGCGAGGGGACACTGCAGCACGAAGGCAACCCTGTGATGGCCTGGATGGTGAGCAACCTGGTGGTAAAGCAGTCCAAGTTCAACGAGCTGATGGCGCCGACCAAAGAGCGACCCGAAAACAAGATCGACGGCCCCATGGCCATGCTGATGTCGCTGGGCCGCGCACTGGCGACTGTAGAGAGCAATGAAATCCAACAAGGCTTTGTAATACTGTGAAAACTCAACCCACTACATGGAGCGCCGTTCGTGATCGTGCCGCCGATTTAGGCGGTGCAATCATGAATGCATTGCGCCCCACGCGTGAAGCGGAGCAGTCTCAGGCAGTGCCTCAGGTGGAAAACGCTGCAACCGTCAGCACCGCCAACAGCTCTGCCGATATCTTGGACTTCTTCGGCGTGCGGCCTGGTGCTTCAGGCATGCATGTGACACCTGACTCCGCCATGCGCGTGTCGGCTGTCGCAGCCTGCGTGCAACGGATCACTGGTGCTGTCACCAGCATGCCGATCAACATCTACGAGCGCACGGAAAAAGGGCGTAGGCCTGTAGAGGATGAGGACAAGTGGTACTTGTTCAATGAGTCGCCCACTGCCGCGTGGACGTCCGCCAGTATGTGGGAGCAAGTGATCTCCGACATGTTGCTCAAGGAAAGCGGCTTTGCCTTCATCGGGCGCAGCAACAGTGGTGCAATCAAGGAGCTTGTGCCCATTCCATGGAGCGCAATTCTGGTTGAGAGATACAAGGGCTCCGGCCGGCTCAAGTACTACGTCAACGACATCTCGACTTACGGTGCCGACCAGGACGACATCCTCCACTTCCCTGGATTCGGATTTGATGGCATTCGTGCCAAGAGCGTCATCTCATATGCCGCCCGCAATGCCACAGGCAATGCCATGGCCATGGATGAGTACAGCGGCAAGTTCTTTGGTGGCGGTGCGCACCCCAGTATCGTGCTTAGCTCTGATAAAGGCATGAAGCCTGATCAGATCACCAGCCTGCAGATGGCTTTCATTGCCAAGTACTCGGGAATGGATAACGCCCACCGGCTTCCGTTGGTGCTGACCGAAGGCCTCAAGGCCAGCAACCTCAGCATGAGCGCCGAAGACGCTCAGCTTCTGGAGAGCCGCAAGTATCAGGTGGTGGACATTGCCCGTGCGTTTGGCGTGCCGCCTCACCTGATCGGTGAGACCAGCGCTAGCACCAGCTGGGGCAGCGGTCTTGAAGAAATGAGTCGTGCCTTTGTAGCGTTCACCGTCAACCAGCACCTCCGCCGGATGGAGCAAGAGCTCAATCGAAAGATCTACCCGCGATCGCGGCGCTTTTACATGGAGTTCTTCCGAGATGCCTTGATGGAAGGCAACAGCAAAGCCCAGAGCGAATACAACCGCGCGGCCATCGGTGGCCCCGGCAGCGGACCCGGCTGGATGACAGTCGACGAAGTTCGCAAGACTCGCCACTTGCCCCCGTTGGGTGGTGAAGCCGCCAAGCTGTTCATACCCACAACCAACACCAAACCGACCGGCACTGGAGAACCCAAGCCATGAAAAAACTATTGCAATTCCTGCGCGACAACGCAGCTACAGAGCGCAAGCCACTCAACCTGATACGCAACGAATCAGGCAGCGAGGCCACGCTCTACGTGTACGACGTGATCGATGCCTGGTGGGGTGTCTCCGCATCGCAGATCGCTCCCACCATCGCCGCGCTGGACCCCAGCACCACGTTGCACCTGCGCATCAACTCTCCGGGCGGTGATGTGTTTGAAGGCCGCGCCATCCGCACAGCCATCCAGCAGTTCAAGGGCAAGACCATTGCTCACATTGATGGGCTGGCAGCCAGCGCAGCCACCAGCATTGCCGATGCCGCCGATGAGATCGAGATCACCCAGGGCGGCTTTTACATGATCCACAACGGCTGGACCTACGCCATGGGCGACAAGTCCGAGCTGGCAAGAACCGTGGAGCTGCTGGCTAAGGTCGATGCCGCAATCATTGCCGACTACGCAGCCCGCACCGGCAAAACGTCGGTCGAGATCGCCGCATGGATGGATGCCGAAACGTGGTTCAGCGCTGACGAAGCGGTGGCCAACGGCTTTGCCACCCGCTTGGCCGCGCTGCCGGACAAGACTGAAAACCGCGCCCAGGCAAAGACTTGGAACCTCACAGCCTACGACAAAGCCCCCAAGGCTTTGCTGGAGGCCAAGCAGCCAGACACCGCCCCCGACTTTGAAGCACAGCGCGCTCGCAACGAGCGCCGCCTGCGTCTTCTGCAGAACGCCTGAAGCGCTCGCCGCATCAGCGAACCCTGCCGCCTTCGGGCGGCTTTTTTATTTGTTGCTCACTTTTTAAGGAAACCCCATGAAGAGCATTCAAGCACTGCGCGAGCGCAAAATCGAACTCGCCCGCCAAGCCAACCAAATCCTCGCTGAAAAAGGCGAGCAGACCTGGACAAAGGAAGACCAGACCAAGTACGACGGTCTGATGGATGAGATGGAGCGCGTTGCCGCCCAGATCAACGCCCACCAGCGCCTGCTGGACGCCGAGGCCGACAATGTCTTCACACAAAAACCCGGCACTAAGGTGGTGGAGGGCGATGTCAGCAGCCTCGCTGCTGTGGCCTTGTACATGCGTCACGGCAACAACGTGACTCCCGAGCAAGCGGTGGCCATCCGCAACGCGATGAGCACCACCACTGGCGCTGAGGGTGGTTTCACCGTTCCCTCCGAAGTCTCCAAGATGGTTATCGATGCCCTCAAGGCATATGGCGGTATGCGCGACGTGGCAACAATCCTGCCAACTGAGTCCGGCAACGCCTTGACCTACCCCGCAAGTGATGGCACAGCGGAAGAAGGCGAAATCGTTGGCGAAAACGCGCCGGCCACCACTGGTGAAATCACCTTCAGCAACGTGCCGCTCAACCCGTTCAGGTACAGCTCCAAGAAAATCGCTTTGCCGGTTGAGCTGATCCAAGACTCCGCCATTGATGTTGTTGCCTTTGTGGTGAACCGCTTGGCCACACGCCTGGGTCGCATCACCAACAAGCACTACACCATCGGCACCGGTACCGGCCAGCCATGGGGCATTGTGAACCGCGCATCCGCAGGCAAGGTGGGCACCACAGGTCAAACCCTGAGCGTCATTTACGACGACCTGGCAGACCTGTTCTACAGCGTCAACCGCGCCTACCGCCGCGGTGCGGCCTTCAGCATGGCAGATACATCCTTGCGCAACATCCGCAAGATCAAGGACACCGCAGGCCGTCCGATCTTCACCCCTGGCTACGAAGCAGGCATCACGCAAGACGCGCCCGACTTGTTGATGGGCAAGCCGATCGTGATCAACGATGACGTGCCAGCCATGGCTGCTAACGCCAAGTCCATCCTGTTTGGTGACCACAAGCAGTACACCATCCGCGATGTGGCCGGCTCCACCGCCATCCGCCGCTTTGATGACTCCGCTTTCGCCCTCAACGGCCAAGTGGGCTTCTGCGGCTGGCAGCGCACCGGCGGCAACTTGCTGGACACAGCCGCCGTCAAGTTCTACCAGAACAGCGCCACCTAAGCGCACTCTTAGGCAGATCCGGGCACGCACGCCGTGCCCGGCCCTCAACCCGTTTTTTCGGAATCATTTACATGACAAAGAAACTCATCGCGCTGGCTGTCATTGCGGCCGGCATCCTTGCAGCTGACTCCAAAGAGATCGCTGTTGGCCAACCCTTCGAAGCACCTGACGACTTGGCCGACAAGCTGATCGCTGAAGGTAGCGCCAAAGAAGAAGCTGCAGCGGTTGTGTCCAAGACCAAGACCGTCAAAGCCCGCGTGCTTCTGGATGGCAGCTTGGGCAAAGCCAATGACGTGATCGACGTTGCCGCCGACCTGGTCAAGGGCCTTGAAAGCGAAGGCCAGATTGACAGCAGCAAAGCCGCTGTCGCCTACGCCTCGTCCCTCAAGTCCGAAGGCTAACCCCGCGCACTGCTGCGTGATGCACTCCACCCGCTGGAGTGCATTGCAGAGCAAACCCGCCGACACCAGTTTCAACCCGCTCAAAACTCACTCAAGCCCACCATGTCCAACGTACCAATTAAAGACGCCGAAGACAACACCCGCAAGGTGGACGTGTTCACGCGTACCGAGGGTCCGGATGTGGTGGAGACTCAGGCTGTCGCTGTGGTCGATCCTGCAAGCGGCCAGCCGTTGGATCTGGCAACCGAGGCAACCGTTACCGCGCTGCTCACCGCCGCGCAAGCCATCCAGGCAGCTGCCGAGGCACTGAACGCCAAAACCACCGCAGTCAACACCGGTGCGATTGCAGGCACAGTTGCGCTGGACGCGCCCAGCCTGGCAGCGCTGGAGAACGTCACCGTCTCCAACATGGTGGCCCCCGGCCTTACCGATCAGCAGCTCCGTGCCAATCCTGTGCCGGTGAATGCAGCCAGCCTAGGCGAACCCGACAACGCCCCGGCCACTGACGACAGCGGCACCTTCAGCCTCATCGCCTTGATCAAGCGCGGCTTGTCGCAGTGGTCATCGCTGGCAAGCGCAGTGCGCGCATCCAATAGCCCCTTCAGCGATGGTGATAAGGGCATCTTCATTCTTGGAAAGCGACGCGACAGCGACACCACCATCGTTGCAGATGGTGACTACGCAGGGTTCAACTTCGATGAGAATGCGCGACTCAAGGTATCCAGTCAGCCCGCCAGTTACCCCGACACAACTGGAGTCATTTCAGCCAGCGGGCAGACTGTATTTGCCAACGTAGACCGTGCCAGCAACGTCACTATTTCGATGGTTGGCGCCTCTCTGGTCGGGCACAACTCCATTTTCGAGTACAGCAACAACTCGACAAACGGCAGCGATGGGACTTGGTACAACTTTCAGGCCGCCCGTTCCAACGCCAACACAGCAGACGCAGCCACAGGCGTATTGGCTGCGACACCTGCTTATGGTTGGGAGGCGTCTGTTAACGCGTACAAATGGATACGCGTTCGGGCCACCGCCCATACATCGGGCTCGGCAACCTACATCATTAAACAGGGCACCTACGCTACAGAGCCGGTGCCAATCGTGCAGGTCACCGGTAACCAGCCAATCACCCATGCCGGAGGTTTGGCCGCAAGCACCGCGCGTATTGGATTTATCACCTCTGCAGGGGTTGGTTACGACGATAGTTCCACCGTACTGGCTGCAAATGCAACCTTTACCGGTACAGCACGAGACATAACAGTCACAGCAAGTGGAACTGGCTTCAACAATGCCAGCACATTCCCCAAAGAGGTTCGCATATCCGCCGAAAGCGATCAGGCAGGAACGCTATGGCTAGAAGTCAGCCTGAACGGCACTAGTAACTGGCGACGCATCAAAGCCGTACCAACGGCAGCGGTGGCTGGCGGGGGTCAATACGCGGAGATCATCCATCGTCCCAGCTGGCGCTATATGCGTGCGGGCTTTACGAACGGCGCAGCGCCGCAGGCTCGTTTTTCCATCAGCACATTCCTGATCGCAAACTGACTATGACCGAACTACCTATCTGCCCACTTTGCAACCGGCCAGTGAACACGAACACTGAAGCGCACATCACCGAGCCCGATGGCACGGTGAAGCACCACGAGTGCCCAACCGAGCAGCCTGCCGAGCCGGTGCAGGAGTAAGCCAGTGCTGCTGTTACTGCTGCTCAGGCGGGGCCCGCAAGGCCCTGTCTATACGTTTGCACCGGCCGGTCCGGGCTTTCACCGCACCCAGCTCGCTACCCAGCGGGCAGGGCAGGGCGAAACCCACCGTGCCGCCACCGCCATCAGTGCACGCCCCATGCAGGCAGGCAGCACCCGCCCCACCCAGACCACTACCCGTAGAAGGTAACCACCCATGCCCGCCATTCGCACCAGTGCCCCCAGTGCTGAGCCTTGGTCGCTTGCCGAAGTCAAAGCCCACCTGCGTGTGGACCACAATGACCAGGACGCGCTCATCACCGGCTATCTGGAGACCGCCCGCACCGCTGCCGAAGATCGCACCGGCCGCACCCTGTGCACCACCAGCTGGCGCCTCACGGTAGATGCTTTTTCGCCAGCCCTGCGCCTGCCTAACCCGCGCGCCCTTGCTGTGGCCAGCGTGAAGTACTTGGATGAAGCGGGTGTAGAGCGCACCCTCAGCCCGACTGACTACCTGCTGGACGATGTGAGCGAACCCGGCTACGTGGTGCCGGCCTACGGCAAAGCCTGGCCCGCCACCCTCGACCGGATCAACGCGGTGGTGGTGGACTACACCGCCGGGTATGGCGCTGCAGCTGCAGCCATCCCCATGCCCATCCGCAGCTGGGTGCTCTTGGCAGTCAGCGAGCTGTATCGCCACGGTGGCCTCACGGGTGACACCAAAGCCATCCCGCACGACTTTGCCGCCAGCCTGCTGGATTACTACATCGTTTACGGTTAACGCGGGAGGCAGCCATGGCCACCATGCCACAAGACGGCGAGCTCAACCGCCGCATCCAGATCCGCTTGCGAAGCGACGTGCCCAACGCTTCCTTCGGCGTTGATGAAACCTATGACGCAGGCATCCCCCGCTGGGCCAAAAAAGAGCCCATCCACAGCCTGGCGATCCGGGCAGGGCAGAACACTGGCGAGGAGCCCACCGACCTCTTCTGGGTGCGCTGGGGCACCGGCACCAAGCCCACCGACCTCACCAGCTCGCACGTGATCGACTTCGCCGGCCGCCGGTACAGGCTGCTGGACAGCATCGATGTCGATGACCAGCACCGCTTCACCCGCATCACCGCCAAAGACTTGGGGCCCATCGCATGAGCAAACTCAGCAAAGACCGCTTTGTGACCGGCAACGACATCAGCGGCCTGCGTATGGATGTGGGCCTGCAGTTCCACAAGGTCATTGACTACGACCGCAAGAAAATGCGGCGCGCCCTTAACCAGGGTGCAAACCATGTGCGCAAAGAAGCGCGCCGGCTGCTGGCCCGCCGTGGTGTGGTGTCCAAGGCCGGTGAGATCCCCGGCCAAAGCACCGGCCGCTTGGTGCGATCCATCGGCACCATCACCCGAGGCACCAAAGGCGGCTGGGTGAAGGTAGGCCCGCGCACCATCAAGGGCAGCGTGTTCTACCCCGCATTCCTGTTCTACGGTAGCCCCAAGACAGGGCTGGCAGCACGGGCCAACTTTATGGAGATCGCCTTGCAAAACAAAAGCGAGCTGGTGCGCAACGAAGTGCGCAACGCACTCAAAGACTCACTGGTCCCGAGGTAAGGCATGGAACTAGAACCCATCATCCAAGCCCTGCGCACGCGCCTGCCTATCTTCAGCGGCCGCGTGGGCGGCGCTGCCCAGTTCAAGGCGCTGAGCGAAAAGTCCGCACTGCCCACACCGTGCGCCTACGTGATCCCGCTCGATGACAACGCCAGCGAGCGCCTGGCAGGCAACACCGCCCGGCAGGACATCACCGACAGCTTCGCCGTCGTGGTGGTGATGAGCAACCTGCCCGACGAAAAAGGGCAGGCCAGCGCACTCAACGCCCACAACATGCGCACCCTGCTGTGGGCTGCACTGCTGGGCTGGTGCCCGAGTGAAGAGTACGACCCCATCGTCTACGAGGGCGGCCAGCTCATGAAGCTGGACCGCGCTGAGATGTGGTTCCAGTACGAGTTTTCCGCCACCACCCAGATCAGCGATGCCGATGGCTGGCGCGGTACCGAGCTCAACGGCCTGCCGCACTTTGATGGTCTGAATGTGCAGGTCGATGCCATTGAGCCTTTCGACCCCAACCGTGGGGCCACCGGCCCTGATGGCCGCAATGAAACCGGCGGGGCCTGGCCCCGCACCGGCAACCTCGCATAGAGGTAGCCACCCGTTACCGCATGCCCGCCTACCAGCGGGCTTTTTTTCGTCCCTACCTAGGAGTCCACTCCCATGACTGTTTCGTTCAACAAGATCCCTGCCGGCGTGCGGGTGCCCCTCTTCTACGCGGAGATGGACAACAGCCAGGCAGGCTACTTCACGCAAAACAAGCGCGCCATGCTCATCGGCCAAAAGCTGGCCGCCGGCAGCCAAGCCGTGAACGTGCCCGTGCTGGTGTCCACCACCGATCAGGCCAAGGCCCTGTTTGGCGTGGGCTCCATGCTCGCCCGCATGCACGAGCTCTTCCGCGCACAAGACCCGTTTGGCGAGGTCTGGTGCCTGGCAGTAGCTGATGCCGGCGCAGGTGTTGCTTCCAACGGCACCATCACCGTCAGCGGCCCTGCTACTGCAGCCGGCACCATCCCTCTGTATATCGCGGGTCAGCTGGTCAGCGTGCCTGTGGCATCCGGCGACACCGCCAACGCCATCGCCACCAGCATCAACGCAGCCATCAACGCGGCCACCAACCTGCCGGTCACCAGCAGCGTGACCACCAACGTTGTCACCCTGACCTGCCGCTGGAAGGGCCTAACCGGCAACGACATCACCATGCTGGACAGCTTCCGTGGCGCCAGCGGTGGCGAGGCACTGCCCACTGGCGTGGCACTTGCCTACAGCGGCACTGGCCAGCTGGCAAACGGCACGCTCAACCCCACGCTCACCGGCGCACCGATCACCGCACTGGGCGATGAAGAGTACGACTACATCATCCACCCCTACACCGACAGCGCCAGCCTGGACGCCATCGATGCTGAGCTCAATGAAAGCACCGGCCGCTGGAGCTGGGCCCGCCAGGTCTACGGTCACGCCTACTCTGCGTTGCGCGGCTCGCTTGCGGTACTCACCACAGCTGGTGCTCTGCGCAACGGCTCGCACCATTGCCTGGCCGCGATCGATGTGGACTGCCCGAACCCCGCTTGGGAGTACTCGGCCGCCTACGGTGGTGCCAACGCCGTCTGCCTGAACGCAGACGCCGCCCGCCCCACCCAGACCACCGTGCTCAACGGCATCCTGGCGCCACGCCCCGGCAAGCGCTTCCTGCTCACCGAGCGCCAGAGCCTGCTCAGCTACGGCATCGCCACCAGCAGCTACGGCCCCGGCGTGGTGCGTGTGGAGCGCGCCATCACCACGTACCAAAAGAACGCCTTTAACCAGGCCGACCCGAGCTACCTGGACAGCGAGACCCTGCACACCCTCACCGAGGTCACCCGCCGCCTGCGCAGCCGCATCACCAACAAGTACCCACGCCACAAGCTGGCGGACGATGGCACCAACTTCGGCCCCGGCCAAGCCATCGTCACGCCCAACGTCATCCGTGGCGAGCTGGTGGCCGAGTACTTGGACATGGAGCGCGATGGCCTGGTGGAGAACGTTGCCCTGTTCAAGAAGTACTTGATCGTGGAGCGCAACGGCACCAACCCCAACCGCTTGGACGTGCTGCTGCCGCCTGACCTCATCAACGGTTTGCGCATCTTTGCGGTGCTCAACCAGTTCCGCCTGCAGTACGCAGCCAACGCCTAAGCCAGGCACAACCCCGGTTCATTGAAAGGAACTCAACACCATGGCAAGTAAACGACTGGCAGGCGTCTGCTACATCAAAGTGGACGGCGAGCAGATCGAAGTCTCGGGCGGCCTTGAGGCCCCCTTGGCCAAGAACAAAAAAGAGGCCGTGCAAAGCGCTGCACGCACCGTGGGCTACAAAGAGACGCCCATCGCACCCTACGTCAAGGTCACCGCCATCTTGGTGCCCGGCTTCCCCAAAGCCAAGCTGGAAACAGCCACTGACATGACGGTCACTGCCGAGTTCGCAAACGGCGATGTGTACACCTTGTCCGGCGCCTGGTTCGGTGGTGAGTCGGCCCACAAGGGCGACGACGGCACTGCAGAGCTGGAGTTCGGTGGCACCGATGGGGAGTGGAAGTAATGGCTGACGCGCTCACCATTGAGCTGAAAAAGCCCATCAAAGCGCATGGCCAAGAGATCACCACTCTGACCCTGCGCGAGCCTGTGCCTGAGGATCTGATGCAGATTGGCTCGCCCATTCTCATCATCCCCAGCGCCACAGGCGATTCGGGCATGGAGATCCGCGCCAAAGTCATCGGCGCGTACATCTCCAAGCTTGGGGGCATTCCACCCAGCAGCGTCAAGGATCTGCACCTGGCCGACTTCATGAAGTGCCAGGAGCTGCTTCTCCCTTTGTTGCAGGGCGAGGGGACATAAACCAGTTTGTAGACCGCCTCTTTGAGGTGGCCTACTTCTGGCGGCTAGATCCTGCCGTCCTCCTCGCCATGCCGCTCAGCCGGTACGACCTGTACGCCCGCCAGGCAGAACGCTTGGCGCCCAAAATCAATGAGGACTGAACGCCATGGCTGAAAACTGGCAACTCAAGGCAGTGCTGTCAGCGAGTGCAGCGGGCCTGCTCAAGACGCTGGACAGCGTCAACAAAGCCACTCGCAGCACCCGCAAGCACATAGCTGATATCGGCAGTGGCTCCCTCAAGCTGGCCGAGAACCTCGCGCTGCCTGTGGGCCTGCTGGGTGGCTTGGCTGCAGGCTTCAGCGTGGCAGGTGTAGTGCAGGCTGCCAAAAACTTTGCGATCCTGGGTGATGAGGTGGCCAAAGGCAGCCAGAAAGCCGGGGTGGGCATTGGCGAGTTCCAGCGCTGGAGCTACGTGGCAGGCCAGTCCGGTGTGGATGTGGCCTCGCTCACCAGCACCATGGGCCGATTGAACAAGCAAATTGCCGAGACCGCTGCTGGCAAAAACAAAGACTTGGCTGCCTTGTTCACGAAGGCAGGCATCAGCGTGCGTGGTGCAAACGGTGCGCTGCGCACCAGTGCCGACCTCATGCCAGAGATTGCAGACCTGTTCGCCCGCAACACCAACGAAGCCACCCGCGCCCGCATGGGCAATGCCATTTTTGGCAAAAGCTGGCAGGACCTTGCTCCTCTGCTGTCGGGCGGTAGTGAGGGCATCAACCAGCTCACCCAGCGCTATAAAGAACTCGGCCTCGAGGTGGAAGATGGCGCCATCAAAGCGGGTGAAGCCTTTGGCGACCAGCTGGATGACTTGAACCTGGTCACCAAGTCATACGCCAACACCATCGCATCCAAGCTGCTGCCGGTGCTCAGCCCCATGCTGGAGCGCACGATCGAGTGGGCTGTGGCTAACCGCGCTGTCATCACCACGCGGATCACCGACTTTGTGACCAACTTTGCCAACGCCATGGAGCGGGTGGATTGGAACAAGGTGATGGCGGGCGCCGCTGGCTTCGTCAACGGGCTGCAAAGCCTGGTTGAGTGGCTGGGAGGTACCCGCAACGCGCTCATTGCGCTGGTGGTGTTCATGAACCTATCCAGCATCGTTGCGCTTATGAGCATGGTGGGCTCTGTTGGAAAACTAGCCATCAGCCTGTACGGCTTGGCTGCTGGTGCTGTGCCGGCTGCAATCAGCGGCATTGGCACGATGACCATGGCCATGATCAGCGCCAATGCTGGTGGCGTCACGCTCCTGGGCACCATCGGTCTCATGGCCGCAAAATTGGCAGTACTCACTGCAGCTTTTGCCGCTGCCTATGCGGCCGGATCTTGGCTTAACGACAACGTTGTTAACCGCGCAGTGCAAGCACTCACCGGTGAAAAGGACGCTAGCTTAGGTACTTGGCTTGGTGATAAGTTGATCGATGATCCCCTGGCCGACATGAATAAGCCCAACCTGATGCGCAGTGCTGGTCAGGTCAAGGCCAGTGGCGCCATCAATGTGAAGTTTGAAAACGCACCACCCGGAATGCGCTTTGAGCAAGAGATCGCCCGATCGGATATCCCGATCAACACCAGTGTGGGTTACCGGTCATTTGCGACCGGTATGCCTTGAGCTACTGACTGGCTAGCGTAATGACGCCGAACTCTGCATTGGTGTCAGAGCGGTTGACTTCCTTGCCGTCCTTGAACACGACGGCAGTGAGTTCGCCCTTTCCCTGCCCCTTCTGAAAGGACGCAGACACCATGAAGCCGCGTGCTGTGACCTCAAACGGCAGTGGGCCTTCAATGGACTTTTGCGAGCTGGTGCCGTCTGGCTTGACGATCATCACGCTGCCGGTGGTTTTTGCGCCTGGTGTGCCGCTGACCTTGATCACGAAATCAGACTCAGCGCCTACGGTCAGTTTGGCGGCATTGGTAAGTGCTGTGCCGGTATTGCTGTCACACGCTGCCAAGGCCACAACAGCGGCCAAAGTTGCAAATAGCTTTTTCATGTTCCTCCCTGTGGTTGTTCGGCCGCATCGTAATCCAAAGTTGAAAACGCAAAACTATGTCCGAACTCTCCAAAGCCCTGCGCCCTGCCAGCTTCCGGGGTGTGCCGTTTGAGGTCAAGGAATCCAGCGGCACCGCTGGACGCCGTACCGAGACGCACGAGTACCCCAAGCGCGACAAGCCCTATGTGGAGGACAACGGCCGCGCCACACGTCCCATGCGCTTTGAGGGCTTTGTGGTGGGTGTGGACTACGTGGCCAAGGCCAACGCCCTGCTGGCCGCGCTGGAGGCACCGGGCCCCGGCGCACTGGTGCACCCTTGGCTGGGCACACTCAACGTGGCGGTGGACAACCCTGCCAGCTACAGCTTCAACAGCGAGCTGGGCGTGGCTACGTTCTCGCTCAGCTTCATTGAAGCCGGCGAGCTCAGCTTCCCCAGCGCTGTCAGCAGCACACCGGCCCAGAGCCGCATTGCCGCCACCGCACTCGAGGAGGCTGCAGCCGATGAATTTGCCCAGGTGTTCACGGTAGACGGCTTCCCCGACTTTGTGGAAGAGGGCGCCACCAGCGGCCTCACTCAGTCTTTCGGGCGCGTATCGGGTGGCACTGTGCCCGGCTTGGGCACCTTGGACTATGCCAATACCGCCGGCAGCTACCTGCAGACCGCTCTGGCCCTGCTGCGCAGCCCGGCTGCACTGGCGCAAACCGTGGTGGCCTTTCTGGGGGTGTCCGGCTATGCCACCAGCAGCTTGCAGTGGGGGGCGCTAGCGCAGTCGCTCATACGCTTGGCTCAGCACGCCAGCTTTGCAATGCCAGCGGCGCCGGCTGTCTACACGCCTGCACGCTACCAGTCGTACCTGAACACTCGCGCCACCAACGCCCTCATGCGGCAGGTGCTGCTGGCTCAGGCTGTGGGCGCCAGCAGCCTGGTGACTGCCACCGTGTATGACGACACCGTGCAGCTGCGCGATTCCCTCGCTGGCGCGCTGGACGCTGAGTCGCTGAATGCCAGCGACAACAGCTACGAGGCGCTGCAGAGCGCCCGTGGCAAGGTGTGGCGGGATTTGACTGAGCGCGGCCGCGATGGTGCCCGCCTGACCACCCGCACACCGCTGGACACCACACCCGCCCTCGTGCTGGCGTATGACATTTATGAGAACGCAGCTCGCGAAGGCGAGATCTGCACCCGCAACGCAGTGCGCCACCCCGGCTTTGTGCCGCCCACTCCCCTGAAGGTATTAACCCGATGACGCTTGAGCCCAACGACCCCCGCAACACCGTGCGCCTGGTGGTCAACGGGCAAGAGTACGGCGGCTGGAAGTCGGTGCGCATAGAGGCCGGCATCGAGCGGCAGTGCCGCAGCTTTGAGCTGTCGGTGACCGACAGGTGGCCCGGCCAGACCGACATACCCCGGCGCATCGTGCCGGGTGATGCATGCCAAGTGTTCATCGGCGCTGATCTGGTGCTCACTGGCTACGTGGACGGCACCCCCGTCAACTACGACCCCAACAGAATCAGCGTGGGCGTCAAGGGCCGCAGCAAGACTGCAGACCTGGTGGACTGCTGCCCCGTGCCCGCCGGCGAGAGCCTGAGCGCGGTGGTGGCCCAGTGGCGCACCGAGCAGATGTCCGGTGTGGCCAAGCCACCACCCAAGAGCGCCGTGCAATGGCGCAGCCAGAAGCTGGAGCAAATTGCCGCAGCCTTGGCTGCACCCTATGGTGTGCGCGTGGTGGCGGAAGTCGACACCGGAAAAGCCATTGCAGACCACCAGGTGCAGCAAGGCGAGAGCGTGTTTGAAAGCATCGACCGCATGATGCGCCTGCGACAAGTGCTCAGCACCGACAACGGCCATGGCGACCTGGTGCTCATCACCGTGGCCAGCGGCGGCCGCGCCACCACGGCGCTGGAGCTGGGCGTCAACATCAAGACCGGCGCAGCCGAGCTGGACTACAAGGGCGTGTTCAGTGATTACATCGTCAAGGGCCAGCGGGCTGGCGATGACGAATCCTTCGCCGGCGACGTTGCCGAAGGCGAGGGCACCAGCGTGGCAGCCGATAGCCGGTCCAAGCGCCGGCGTGTGCTGGTCATCAAGCAAAGCGGGCAGGCTGATGAAGGCACCTGTCAAGAGCGCGCCAATTACGAACGCTCCCACCGTGCCGCCAAGGCCCTGCAGACCAGCTACACCGTAGTGGGATGGCGGCAGCAGGACGGCACGCTGTGGCAGCCCAACCAGCTGGTGCGTGTGCGCGACCCGATCATCGGTTTCGATGCCGACATGCTGGTGGCCGAAGTGGCGTGGGTGCTGGACGACAAAGGCCTGCGCACCGAAGTGCGCGTGGGCCCGCCAGACGGGTATGTGAACAAGGTAGGCCAACTCAAAGCAGCCAAGCGCCAAAAGGGCGGTGGCGAAGCCTGGAGCGATGTGAAATGACCGACTTGAACAAGCTGCTGGGCCCCATGGCCCGCCGGCTGGGCAACATGGTGGCGCGGGGCAAAGTGCTGGCCGCCAACAGCTTGGGCAAGCTGCAGATCCTGCAGCTGGGCTTGCTGGCTGGCGAAACCAAAGACCGGGTGGAGCACTTGGAGCCTTTTGGTTTTACTGCCAAGCCGCTGTCAGGTGCTGAGCATGTCACCTTGTTCCTGGACGGCGATCGCAGTCACGGCGTGACTATTGTTGTGGCCGATCGCCGGTACCGGCTGCAAGGCCTGCAGGATGGCGAGGTCGCTCTATACAACGCGCATGGACACAAAGTTGTGCTGGGCGCGGACTACATGGAGCTGGTTCACGACACAGAGATTCGCCTAAGCACCCCATTGGTCAAGGTGTCGCAAAACATGCACGTGGCAGGCACCGTCACCGCCGACGTAAACGTAATGGGCGGCGGCAAGAGCCTGTCTACCCACACCCACCCCAACGGCACGCCCAACACGGGCACACCTAACTAGAACCCATGATCACCGACCAACCACTGACCATCCTCATCGATGGCCGGGAGGCGCAGCTCGCCCTGCAGTCTGCCGAGCCACTGGTGCGGGCCGTGTTCATCAGCCTGTTCACCTGGCGCCGCGCACAGCCCGACGACGACTTGCCCGGCACCGAGCGCATGGGCTGGTGGGGCGACAGCTTTGCGCCGGTGGAGGGGGACCGCATTGGCTCACGCCTGTGGCTGCTGGCCCGCGCCAAGCTGCTGGCAGACACCCCGGCCAAGGCCAAAGAGTACGCCGAAGAGGCGCTGCAGTGGCTGCTCGATGACGGCGTGGCCGCCAAGGTGGACGTGCAGGCCGAGCGCCAAGGCCTGGAGACGCTGGCCCTGCGTGTCGTCATCTACAAGACCGGGGCCAGCGTGCCTCTGGACATTCGATTCACCAACGTCTGGGAGTTCCTCCATGTTTAGCCGCCCCACGCTTGCCGCCCTGGTGGAGCGCATCCGCACCGATGTGCTCTCGCGCCTAGTGAACGACGATGCCCTGCGCCGCACTGAGGCAGAGGTCTACTCCCGCGCCTTGGCAGGTGCTGTGCACGGTCTGTATGGCTATATCGAGTGGGTGGTCAGGCAGATCGCCTACGACACTGCAGAGCAAGAGATGCTTGTTCGCTGGGCCTCCATGTGGAAGGTAAATCGCAAGGCTGCGGCAGCCGCCACCGGCGATGTGACCTTTACGGTGCAGGTAGGCGCCGTTATTCCCGTCGGTACGCTTCTGCAGGCTCTGGACGGGGTGCAATACGCGACCACCGTAGAGGTGACTGCCGGCGGCACAAGTGCAGTGGCTCCGGTACAAGCAGTGGAGCCCGCCGCCACTGGCAACCGTGCTGCGGGGCAAACGCTAAACCTCGTGAGCCCAGTGGCTGGCGTGCAAACTTTGGCCACCGCAGGTCTGCTCAGTGGTGGTGCAGACGTTGAGCAAGATGAGGCGTTGCGAGCGCGTTTTCTTGCACGCATACAGACACCTCCACAGGGAGGTGCTGCCCCCGACTATGTTGCTTGGGCGTTGCAGATCGCTGGAGTAACGCGTGCATGGGTCTACCCGCAGGAACTGGGCCTCGGCACAGTCACCGTGCGGTTTGTGCGTGATAACGATGGCGCTGGCGCAGCCATCATTCCCGACGCGCCAGAGGTGGCGGCCGTGCAGGCTTACATCGACTCGGTTCGGCCTGTGACGGCTGCCACCTATGTGCTCGCGCCCACTGCGGTGCCGCTGAATTTCATCATCAGTGGGCTGGTGCCGGCCACTGCAGAAGTGCAAGCCGCCGTCCAGGCCGAGTTACAGGATCTGCTGCTGCGTGAGGCTGAGCCTGGGGGGACATTGCTGTTGAGCCATATTCGCGCTGCTATCAGTGCGGCAGCGGGGGAGAACGACTATGTGTTGACTTCGCCCACGGCCAATGTCGTCAACACAACGGGCAACATGAGCACCATGGGGAGCATCACATGGCTTTGACCGCTGATGACTACCTGCTGCAGCTGCAGGCCTTGCTCCCGTCTGGTCCTGCTTGGCCGCGTGAGGACTCTCCACTTACCCGGCTGCTGACTGGTCTGGCTCAAGAGGCTGCGCGTGTTGACGGTCGCATCAATGATCTGCTGGAGGAAGCCGATCCACGTACCGCCACCGAGCTTTTGCCAGACTGGGAGCGCGTGCTGGGCCTGCCCGACGATTGCAACAGGTTTGCCGAGTTGACGATTCCGGAGCGCCGCCTGCTGGCCGCGCAACGACTCACTGAGCTGGGCGGGCAGTCCGCGGCTTACTACATCGCAATGGCGGCAACCCTTGGCGAGCCCGGCGTCACCGTCAGCGAGTTCCGGCCCATGAACTGCAACGACAACTGTAACAGTGCCCTGGGCAGTGCCGGTGACCGCTTCTTTTGGCGTGTGAATTTCCCTCACGCGCCAGCCAACCTGCGTCCCATGAACTGCAACGACAACTGCAACAGTGCGCTGCAGGTCTACACGCCCTCGCTGGCTGAGTGCCCCATCAAGGAGCGCAAACCGGCTCACACCCAAGTTTTGTTTACCTACGTCCCATAAGGAGTTCCAGGAATGGACCGCATCAGTACTTCAACAAAAGCCCTGGACCTTTTTGGTCCAGGCAAGCACGGCTTCAAGGATGGCAACCTAGCTTCCGGCATCTTGCCGACCGATTTCGATGCCGCTTGGTGTAACAACTTCCAAGAAGAGATGATGGCCATCATTGAGGGCTCTGGCCAAGTTGGCTCAGAAGCAGTTCGCAATCAGGTGATAAAAGGGATCAAGCGCCTTTACGGAGGTAATGTCCGAGTGATCACTGAGGCTGGGCCCACCGTACTGACGGTGGATGACACTGGCCTAGTTCTGATTGACGCCACTGCAAATCCTGTGGCCATTACTTTGCCTGCGGTCAATGCCATCACAGCAGTGCCGCTGTTGTTTGAGTTTGTCCGCATTGACTCAGTGACGGCCAACGCTGTGACCGTAAGCCGTGCTGGTGCAGATACTTTTGTTGGTGGTGGTACCAGCTTCACCCTGTCCTCGCAGAACGACTTCCGCTCTGTGATGGGTGACTCAGCCAATAAGTGGGTTACCACTTCGCAAGCTGCCAGCGCCAGCGCTCCGCAACTGATGTCTATCGCAACGCCAACACTGGCTGCTAACGCGATGACCCTGATTACCAATGCAGGCTCATTCGACTTCCGTAGTCCAAGCCTGGCTACAGGCGGTGTCATTACTCGAAAGCTGTCCGGCACTAACAGCTTGACGATCCCGCAAGGGGCTGCGCTCGGTTCCATCAACGGTGTGGCCAACCTGCTGTATCAGCTGGTAATTGATGCAACCAGCCTCGGCGGTGGTGTGGAGACAGCTGTGATGGGTGAGCGTGCAGCTCAAATTCTGGATGAACAAGGTGTGATCAGTACCAGAGCCATCACCGAAACATCAGCTTTCACAGCGTCCATCGCGACCACCGGCGTGATGACCGTCACCGCTGTGTCTTCTGGCACTCTGGCAGTAGGCCAGGCCATTACTGGTGCTGGAGTACCGGCTGGTACTCGCATTACATCGCTTGGCACTGGTACGGGAGGCGCTGGAACATACAACACCAACTGCTATGTGGTGGTAGCTAGCACAGCAATGAACGGTGCTGCAGGCTTTGGAATCTACTCTGCAGTGGCGCGCGCCAACGTACCGTACCGCATCGTTGGCATCGTGGTTAGTACACAAGCAACCGCTGGTACCTACGTTACAGCGGCATCGTTGGTGCAGCCTTTTGGTGGCGCAAACCTTGTTGGAATGGTTGGTCTGGGCTACCGTCAAACATGGCAGTCGTTCACAGTCGGCACTAACCGGTTTAACGGCACCAATCATGTAAACCTCACAGGCCGCCCCATCGCGCTGCTGTGCGCTACCTCTGATATCACTGCCTCTGTTTTTGGCGTCACCTTCACCATCGGTGGATTGGCCCTTCCATCTTTCCAACTCGGACAGTCTGGCTCCGGTGTGTCTGGCCGAGTTGCATCTTTCACGATCGTTCCAGTGGGCGCGACTTATCAAGTCGCAGGCGCTACCACTTGGGCAGAAATGACCCTATAAGGAGATAGCAATCATGTTTCGACATTTCAAAGACGCCAATGGTGCAGTTTTCACCATAGAGGTAGGCCAGCTCAATGCCGAGGTGGAACGCATCCGTCAAGCCCAGGCAGTGCCAGGTGAAAAGGAGGGTGAGATTGTCTATCCCAACATTGATCCGGTTGACGTTGCCCGCGCATTGACGCATCCCACGGTGGTTGAGATTACGCAAGAGGAGATGTTGGTCCTGACCAAACCAACTCCTTTGACCGTGGACGAACAAAACACGATCGCGGACGCGCTTCGTGCGACGGCCTACCGTGAAGAAGCCGATCCGCTTTTCTTCAAGTACCAGCGTGGCGAGGCCACAAAGGAAGAGTGGCTGGCCTCGATAGAAGCCATCAAGGCCCGGTACCCCAAGGCCTGATCGCACGCACCACTCCACGAAAGCCGCCCTAGAGCGGCTTTTTTTACGCCCATGAATCAGAGGAACTCATGCCCGAACCCACATCGTCCACAGTAGCTGCAGCCACGCTTGCCGCCGTCAGTACCAGCATTCCCATGGTCACTATCTTTGGCGTCAGCCTTGGATTGCGTACCGACGTGCTCATTGCGGGCCTGCTGGGCGCGCTGATCGGCATCATCCTGCTCAACACGGTGCCCGGTAGTACCGACACCTGGCCCAACCTGGTGCGCACCACCTTGCGCCGAATGATGTTTGCCGTGGCCAGTGCCCTAACGGCGGGCTACCTCACGCCCATCATGCTGCTGCTGGCCAACGTGCCCGATGCGCTACTGCTCAGTGTCGCTTGTGCAGTGGGTGGTGGTGCGCAGCAGGTGCTCAACTTTGTCATACGCCGGCTGGCACCCAGCGCGGCTCAGCAAGGGGGCCAGCCATGAGCGCGGCGATGCTCATCCTGCACTGGCTGGCGGCCTTTGTGGTTATGGCCGAGGCTTTGAACAAGCTGGAGCGTACCGCTCCATTTGCCCCCGGCCTTACCCCCCGCAAGCGCCTGGTGGACGGCCTCAAGGCGCTGGCTTGGCTGCTGCTTGCCATGGGCGCAGGTGGCGGGCTCATTGGTCCATTCCTGCATCCCCTGGGTCTGCAAGAAACGCCAGCGCGCTGGTGGTCCCACACCCAGCCATCACTGGCTGAAACGGCAGTCCTGCTGGGCTTTGCAGTCCTCATTGTTCGCACCCGAGTGAAAGAAGGTTGACCATGAATCGAACACCTCAAGAGTGGAATCAGATCCTGATCCGTTGCAAAGTGAAGCCTACGATCGCGGCTGTCTGGTCCGTTGTCTTTGCCGATGTCATCAAAGCTGACAGCTTTAGCCAGGGCGATGCCGAGCTTGATGACTTCCTTGGCCAGATCCTGCATGAGAGCCATGGCCTTAGCCAGTTTTGTGAAAACCTGAACTACAGCCCTGAGCGCTTGTGCCAAGTCTGGTCCTCGCGTTTCCCCACTTTGGCCGATGCACGGCCCTACGCCCGCAACCCTGAGGCCTTGGCCAACAAGGTCTACGGTGGCCGCATGGGTAACGTGGAGCCGGGCGACGGCTGGCGGTTCCGAGGCCGCGCCCCGATCCAGATCACAGGGCGTGCCAACTATGCCTTTGTGGGCGATCTGATGGGGCAAGACCTCACCGTCATGCCTGAGCTGCTGGAGCAGCCCCGTTTCGCACTGGAGGCCTGCATCCTGTGGTGGGAAGACCGTATCCCCGACAGCATGCTTGGCGACCCTGAAAAAGTCACCAAGCGAGTGAACGGCGGCTTGATCGGCCTTGCCGATCGGGAGTACTTGACCGAGCTGGCAGGGGAGGCGATCGCATGAGCCCGCTAGTCAAAGTCGGTGTAGTGCTGGCGCTACTCATAGCCATGCTGGCCTGTCTGTTTTTCGGTGTCAAAGCCATCGACCAGCGGGGCTACGACCGCGCCAAGGCTGAAGCCACTGCCGCACTGGAAGCTCAGAAGCGCGAAGCCAGCGAAGTGCTGGCCACCGAGATCGCTAAAACCCGCGCAGCCGAGGAGTCGCTGCGCACCTTCAAACTCAACCAGGACAACAAAGATGCTCAAGCACAAAACACGATTGCTGCTCTGTCTGGCCGTGTGCGCCAGCTCGCTGGCCCTGCTGGCCGGCTGCGGGACCCCAACGCACAAGGATGTGGGGGCAGTGGTAGTGGCGCCCAAGGTGAAGCTGCCACCCCCGCCCCAGATCGTCCAGGAGACGGAGCCGAAGCCGGTGGGTTACTTTCAGCAGAGCTTACTGGACTACTTCAGCGCCTGGCCAGTGAAGCTGATGCCATCAACACCGCCTACGCCAGCTGCAGAGCCGACACCCTCCAAGTAAGGGAGCTGCAGCCCTGACCAGTCTGTCTTTGCACCTGGTGTAAAGACAGGGCGACCGACCGGTGGTGCTACTAACACCCCCGACCAGCCGCCGATCCACGATAGCGCCGTGAGCCAGCCAAGGCCCTGCCACCTCCCGGGAGGCGGGCCAAGTTTAACCACAACCCAAAGGCCCTCACCATGGCATCTCCCATCATCCCCTGGCTGGGCGGCAAACGCCGTCTGGCCGACACCATCCTGCCCCGCTTTCCGCAGCACACCTGCTACGTGGAGGTTTTTGCCGGCGGTGCTGCCCTTTACTTCCTTCGGCAACCTGCAGAGGTGGAAGTCATCAACGATATCAACGGCGACGTGGTCACGCTCTACCGGGTGGTGCAGAACCACTTGGAGGAGTTCGTGCGCCAGTTCAAGTGGGCGCTCAGCAGTCGCGAGATCTTCAAGTGGACGCAGATCACACCCAGTGAGACGCTGACCGATATCCAGCGGGCCGCCCGGTTCTACTACCTGCAGCACCAAGCCTTTGGTGGCCGCGTACAGGGGCAGAGCTGGGGTACGGCCACCACGGCGCCAGCACCCAACATGATGCGCATCGAGCAGGACCTGAGCACCGCCTGGTTGCGCCTGCAGGGCGTGTACATCGAGCGCTTGGACTGGAAAGAGTGCATACGTCGGTACGACCGGCCGCACACCTTTTTCTACATGGACCCGCCCTATTGGGAGACGGAAGGCTACGGCGTGCCGTTCCCATGGGAGGAATACGAAGCCATGGCCAAGCTCATGCGCGAGATCAAGGGCAAGGCCATGCTCAGCATCAACGACCACCCAGACATCCGGCGCTGCTTTGAGGGCTTCCACATTGAGGCGCTGCCCATCAAGTACACGGTGGGAGGCGGGCAGGGTGTTGATCGCATGGAGCTGATCATCAGCAGCTGGGACGTGGACGCGGAGCCCATGGGGTTGTTTTGAGTTTCCGGTTTTTTCAGCTCATCGCGATCAAGCAGCTGAAACACGTATTGAAAGATCCCTATGCCAAAAATGCGCGCAAAACTGAAAGTAACCAACGTCCAAAAGGGCGAAACAGGCGAGCGTTTGACGCTGGCCGCTGTTTACAAGGACGGTGCTTACCCTGAAGGTGGGGCTGACGAAGACAACACCTTCGCCATGTACACACCCTCTGCAGACCTCACAATGACGATCAACAATCCAGCGCTTGTCGGTCAGTTCAATGTAGGCGACAAGTTCTATGTGGACTTCACACCTGCCTGATTTGTGACCCTCTCAAAAGCCCGCCGGGCCGCCATCCAACGATGCGCGGCTCGGCGGGCTTTTTTTATTTGGGGCGCTGAAAACCGCTGGTGGAGCTGGCCCGCTGCAGTTCGCGGATCTCGGCATCTGTCTCGGGCACCATGTCCACGCGTTTGGACTCGACCAGGCAGATTGCTTCAGGGTGCTCCCTGCGGATCTGATCCTCAGTGCAGTGGTACTTCGTGGTGGTCCACTTGCCCGCCCATTGAATGCGCCAGCGGTAGGTTAATTCTTCTCGCACGGCTCCACCTCCAGAGCCTTGACCAACCACTTCCAGTCCTTGTATTTGTCGCCGGCAGCTTTGTATTGGGTGTATCGCTGCAGGCTCTGCCACGACCGGTGGCCGGACACCGTGGCCACGCGGGGGATGCTCCATTCCATTTCAAACAGGCGACTGATCCCTTCATGCCGCATGTCATGAAAATGCAGATCCTTGATGCCCAGGAACTTGCACGCCCTGGTGAACGCTGTGCTGATCGACTCCGAGTTGTATGGCCAGATCGTCCCGGTCTTGCTGCCAGTGGCCTTGCCCTGCGCTTCAATGAGCTGCAGAGCCTCGGGCGGTAGGGTGGTGCGCACGTCGTTGCCGATCTTCTCGCCGGGATTCTTCATGTCCCGCACAACCACCTCGGCGTGCTCAAGGAGCAAATCCTCCCACGTAATCCGGGTGATCTCCTCCTGCCGGCGCGTGGAAAACAGGGCAAACAAAGTTACCCGCACCATGGGTATCGATGAGGGGCGCCGTTTCAGCAGCTGGTCAAAGTAGGCCATCAACCGCTCCATTTCGTCCATGGTGGGGCGCCTGGTGCGTTGCTTTGATCTGCCAATGATGCCCATCTTGTCCAGCACCACGCGAGCGTCGTCCAGTGCTTGCTTCTCCAGCGGATAACCGTAGGCCGGCTTGGCGATGGACACCACGGCTGCAAGGTGAGCAAGGTAATTGCCACGGGTGGCGGGCTGGGCCCCGATCGACTTGATGTAGCTGACGATCTCCTGGCTGGTGACCTCGGAGCAGCTCAGGCTGCCAAAGGCAGACTTCTTGATCGTGGCCAGCACCTGGTCTTTGGTTTTGCCGTGTGACTTGGTCTTGTCCAGCAAGTACTCATCGATCACGTCTTTAAGCAGCGGGTCTTTGGGTTTGGATAGCGCGCCTGGCTGGGCCAGTTCGGTCTCCCGTTTTTTCAGCCAGGCGTCTGCAGCTTGCTTGCGCTCAAACGTCTCCGTCTCGGAATGCACCAGCTTGCCGTCACGCTTGATCCGGATGACAGCCGTGTAGCCCACAGAGCCGTCTTTGCGCTTGCGTGAGAGAATGGTACCCATGGCGGTGCAACATTGATAATTTTGTTGCACCGAATGTTACACCCATGGCCCTAAATGAGCCAAAAAGCGACCAAATCAGCGTGAATCAGACAGACGCCGCAACCCCGTCCACCATTGGGAAAACGACTTCTCCGAGTGACTGGAAATTAAGTGTGGCGCCGATGATGGATTGGACGGACCGCCACTGCCGCTATTTCCACCGCTTGCTCTCGCGCCAGGCACTGCTGTACACCGAGATGGTGACCACGGGGGCGCTCATCCATGGTGATGTGCCGCGCCATTTGCGCTTTAACGCCGAAGAGCATCCCGTGGCCTTGCAGCTGGGCGGGAGTGAGCCTGCCGATCTGGCGCGTGCAGCCTGCTTGGGGCAAGAGTGGGGCTATGACGAGATCAACATCAACTGCGGCTGCCCGTCCGAGCGGGTACAGCGCGGTGCGTTTGGCGCCTGCCTGATGAACGAAGCTTCGCTGGTGGCGGACTGCGTGAAGGCCATGGTGGATGCGGTGGATGTGCCGGTGACGGTGAAGCACCGCATCGGGATCGACAAGGAAGAAAGCTATGGTTTTGTGCGCGACTTTGTGGGCACCGTGGCCGATGCCGGTTGCACCGTGTTCATTGCCCACGCGCGCAACGCGTGGCTCAAGGGCCTGAGCCCCAAAGAGAACCGCGAGATTCCGC